GGATAGAGCATCGGTCTTCTAAACCGAGGGTCAGAGGTTCAAGTCCTCTCGGGCGTACCAAACAAAATAGGAAGAAAAATGAGTGATACAGCAGATTTAATATTAAATGCAGCTTTTTCTAAATTGCAGGCACAAAAACAAGAGGCAAAAGCTGTACTGATGGTTTTGGCTACCAAGTCAGTTGGAATTGCAGACCACACAAAGATTGTGGACGAATTTATTCACTGGACAAAAGTCATGGCAGAAGCGGACGACGCCATTAAGACTCTTAAGTCAGAGTTCACTGAGCAGGAGTAGATGAAGGATAGTATGGAGCTTATATCAACACACATGTGCAAAGAAAAAGATTGTGGATACAATGACACTCTCTTTGGTGGTACTATGCTAGCTTGGCTTGATGAAGCAGCAGTTACCTACGCATGTCAGGTGTCAGAGACTCCAAAAATGGTCACTGTGTCCATGGACAAGGTTGAGTTTTTAAAGCCAGTTCGCCGAGGACAGATTATTAAAATCTATGGCGAATTGGTCAATTTCGGTACCACTTCTTGTACTGTAAGAATCGAAGCAAGAAGATACAGCACATATAACGGCTCACAAAAAGTCGTGTGTCAAACTAGTCTTAAATTTATTCGTGTGGACGGCGACGGCGAACCAGTGCCGGTTGCTCCACATGTCAAAGAAAAGCATGTTAAAAACTAGTGATCAAGAAAATCTAGTAATCTTTTTTGGGTTGGACCAAATGATAAAAATGGAAATCTAATATACACTGAGTGTACCATACCGACCAGTTTTCCTCTTTTATCAAATATTGGAGATCCTGAGCTACCCGGAGCAGCCGGAATCGTGTAAGCTGATCTAGTAAAGCTCATGTCCCCTGAATAATGACCATTTAATACTGGCACCATCTCAGGTGTTGCAACTCCAAGAGGAGAGGCAATATTATATAAGATTTCACCATGCTTAACTGGTTCTGTTCTTATTCGTATTGGCTTCCATCGATTCATTGTTTTTGCATGAAGTAAGCACGAATCAATACTAGTATCAATTCTAATGATATCTGATTCAAATTGTTCTCCGTTTTCTGGAGAAACTAAAATTTTGACATCAAAAGTAACTTCTGTATTTGGAACTTGCGGAGTTTCATTGCTAAGGTCTGATGTATCACAGACATGACCTGCGGTTAATATTTCAGAACCATTTTCATTTCGATGAACTATAACTCCAGATGCATAAGCTCTCATTTTATGAGACTTGCAGAGAGATTGACTTTCTGATTCACTGCACACACGAGCTTCAACCACTGCTAAAATTTTAACAAAAGATTCTCTAGGTACTATATTTTCTATTCGATAATTTGATTTTTGAGCACATCCTGACAATAGGATGCAGATAGTCACTAAAAAAACAACTAAACCAAATATTGATCTTATAAAATTATTTCTCATTATAGTAAATATGACGTGAAAATCTTTTTGGTTACTTCAAAATGGATTTGTTGTCTATTTACTATGAAGGTCAAGAAGGCTCATCGATGAAAAAAATCTATGTTTTAGATACTAATGTTTATCTGACAGACCCTAATGCAATTTATTCGTTTGGCAATAACGATGTTGTCGTTCCATTAAAGGTCTTGGAAGAAATAGAAAAACACAAAAAAAGACAAGATGGTGTCGGTCAGAATGCGCGTACTACAATTCGTCGACTAGATGAACTGAGGCAAAATGGCAATTTACATAAAGGCGTCAGAATTCGGAAAGGCTTGGGTATATTATCGGTTCTAGGCTATGATTCAAAAAATCTACCAGTAGAATTTGATCCCAAAGACGCAGACAACCAAATCATATGCACAGCAATTTCAATAAAAAATAAAGTTGGGCGTCGAAAGGTCATTATTGTATCCCGAGATATAAACATGCGTGTCAAGTGTGATGCCCTCGCCGTCCCGTGTGAAGATTATAAAATAGAAAAAGTAGTACAGGACACTTCAGAATTATTTACTGGAGTTACAAAACATTTGGTCGATGATCAAATTATTGATTCGTTTTATTCTTCTTCGGATATATTCTTGGAGAAAGAAGATATTAAACTACACCCGAATCAATTTTTGATGCTCGTGTCAAATGCAAATGAAAAAAAGACCGCTCTCGCAGGATTCTCAACATACCAGAACAAACTGAAGCCCGTGGTAGAATATAAAAATGGAATTTGGGGTGTAAAAGCTAGAAACAAAGAACAGCTATTCGCCATGAATCTCCTCATGGACCCAGAAATTCCTATTGTTTCTCTTATTGGTCGAGCAGGTTCTGGAAAAACTTTAATTGCCTTGGCTGCTGGTTTAGAACAAGTCCTAGAAGATTCTAAGTATAAAAAATTAGTTGTTTCGCGACCTGTCCAGCCTATGGGCAAGGACATTGGTTTTCTACCCGGATCGCTTGAAGAAAAGATGTTACCTTGGCTAGCGCCAATTCAAGATAACTTGGAATTCTTAATGTCTGATAAAACAGCATTTAATATGTACCTTGAACAAGGGGTGATCGAGATGGAGGCGCTTACATATATTCGCGGTCGTTCAATCTCAAATGCGTTTATCATTATTGATGAGGCTCAAAACTTGACTACACACGAACTAAAAACAATCATAACCAGAGTCGGAGAAGACACTAAGATTATCTTGACCGGAGATGTGGAACAGATTGATAGTCAATATTTAGATGCTACAACTAATGGCTTGTCTTATGCCATAGAGAAGTTCAAAAAAACAGATTTAGCTGGACATGTCACTCTCGTTAAGGGTGAGCGTTCGAGGGTCGCTTCTCTAGCAGCAAAAATTCTTTAAATTATTCTTTATTGCTGTTAAGATAATACCAACACGAAAGGAGTACTTCTATGTCAGAAGAAGAAAATACAATTACAGGAAAAGAATTTGAAGAGCAGTTAGAGAGCGATCTTCAAAAGCCCGTAGAAGCAGACACTAATTTAAAAACATTAATTGTTGATTACGTTGGGAATGCACACCAACCAGAAGATGGTAATGTGACATTAGAAATGATTATTGAAACATTCGCTGAAGAGTTTGGAGATTTTCTTTTGCCTATTGCTGAAGAAAATTTTATTAGAGGATATCAGCAAGCAATCACAGATGTCGAAGAGGGTGAAAAATTTCTTTTAGAAAATCCAGATGCAATGGAAGGCTTAGTAGATAATGCTTGACCACATCAAAGAGTCTAGTAAAAATTCTAAAAGAAAACTTAATACGCTCTTTGGTCGGGATGTGGTTCATATTATAGATCCTCTCCCAGAGCATGTCTCAGTTGACAATGTTTTAAAAAGAGTTGAATCAACACGAATTACCGGGGATTTAGTCCGCAATATTGACGCGATTTATATTGGCGAATTTGACTTACTGGTATCTAGAGACATTTCTGCTTTATATTATCATGATACAATTTACATAACAAACGATCAAGAAAATGAAAATGATATTTTTGATGATCTTGTACATGAAATTGCACATGCAATAGAATCTGACAAGAAAGAATATATCTATGGCGACATGGCTCTAGAGAAAGAGTTTATGAAAAAGAGACGTCAAGTGTTTGATGTTCTAGTCGAATTGAAATTCGATGTAGAGTGGGAACAAATGTCAAGCCCAGATTACGAAAAAAAATTAGATTATTTCTTGCATAAAGTTGTTGGATATGATATGCTAGGACATGTGATAAACGGGATATTTGTTTCTCCCTATTCTGTCACTTCCATACGAGAGTATTGGGCAAAAGGATTTGAACATTATTTACTCGGTAAAAGTTACGATTTGAAAGAAGTTTGCCCAATATTATATAACAAGGTTGATCAATTATTTGAACAAGGAGAATTTTAATTATGGATAATTTACCAGTACTCAAGCCTTTGAAGCCTGAGTTTAAAATTGACGAAACTACAGACTTTGTAAAAGTATCTGTTACTCTTAAACCACGAGACAAGAAGCGCCGAAAGGCAACCAACGTAACAGAGGGCGATATTCGTCTATACTTGGATGCTGCTGGAGTCTCTGCGGGTCTTTCTGTGGACACACCGGCAGAATCGGTTTCAAACTCTAATATTGATTCTGACTGGACTACTGAGTGGACTTTCAAGAAAAGAGATCTTCGTGTTAAATCAACCCCTCCGAAGTCTCCTCAAACAAGAAAAACTACAACTAAATCTAAAACCTCCACAAAAGGTAAATAATGTCTCATATTTCTTTCTCTGAACTTAAAATTTGGAACGAATGCCCTTACAAGAGAAAGCTAGTCTATCAAGACAAAATAAAAGGCTTCGAGGGCAATATCTTTACTGCATTTGGAAAAGCTGTGCATAGTGGCTGTGAAAAGTATGTAGAAGAGCGCGATATAGACTCTTCTATTAGTCATTTCATTGACACGTATTCACAAGAGCTTTCCGAATTGCCTAAGAGCGTCTCGGATAAAATCTCTCAAGATGATGCCGAAGGGTTTCTAGAGCAAGGTCTTAAAATATTAGCCGAAGTTCCTGCTGCACTAGATGAAGAATTTGGTAATTGGGAACTAGTAGCTGCCGAGGAAATGTTGTATGAGCCAATTAAAGAATTTGTAGAAAAAGAGTATTTGTTTAAGGGGTATATCGACTTAGTAATCAAAACAGAAGACGGTAAATATCATATTATCGATTGGAAGACTTGTTCTTGGGGGTGGGACGCTCGCCGTCGCGCCGATGCAATGAATGTTTACCAATTAATTTTTTATAAGCACTACTATGCCTTGAAGCACGATATAAGCATTGATAATATTGATGTTCACTTTGGTCTTCTCAAGAGAACAGCGAAACCCGGCGCATCCGTTGAAATTTTCAAAACCACTAGTGGGAAAATTAGAACACAAAACGCTCTTAAAATGTTGAATCAGGCATTGTACAATATATCAAAAGAACGTCATATTAAAAACAAGGTTTCTTGTCAGAAATGTGAGTTTTATAAGACAGAAAACTGTCCTTGAGGAGATAAGATTTGAAAACAAAGATATTAACTTTATCAGATCACCCTTTGTCACCTTCTGGCGTTGCACACCAAACTAAAGCAATGATTAAGGGTCTTCTAGATAAGCATCCCGGCAAATATCAATTTTTTTGTTTAGGCGGAGCTATAAAGCATAAAGACTATAGCCAAACAATTGTTGATCAAGACAAATATGATAAAGACTGGATCATTCAGCCAGTTGATGGATACGGCTCTCCAGAGATTCTTAGGTCCGTAATGAGAACATATAGACCAGATGTTGTTTGGTTTATGACAGACCCAAGATTCTACGGCTGGCTTTGGAATATGGATAACGAAATTCGTGTGCATGCTCCCATGGTATACTATCATGTTTGGGACAATTATCCATATCCAGAATTTAACAAAAAATGGTATACGTCGAATGATATGATTGCTACCATTTCTAAGGTTACATCTGATATTGTTAAAACTGTTGCTCCAGATGTTGAAGAAAAATATATTCCTCATGCTGTAGACCCAACCATTTTCAAGCCACTAGAAGAAAAAGATATTAAACCTTTTAAGGAACGTCTAATAGAGGCTTTTCCTCAAAACGATGGCAAGTTTATGTTTTTCTGGAACAACAGAAATGCTCGTCGAAAACAAAGTGGCTCTTTAATATTCTGGTTTAAAGATTTTTTGGATAAGGTTGGACACGACAAAGCATTTTTAATTATGCATACAGAACCAAGAGATCCCCACGGTCAGCCTTTGGATCATCTTATTGAAAAACTTGGACTTGACAATGGACAAGTTATTATATCTCAAAAGAAAGTCGCTCCTAGTGATATGGCAGGAATGTATAACATGGCAG